CAATTGCTCTTTTCACAATTTTTTTCAAATACTGAAAACAATAGTAGTAAGATTGCTAAAAAACTTAAACCCAAATTCATAATTGTGATACCATTTAAAGATATATCTGCACTAGCAGCTATAACTAAAACACCACTTATAGTTCTTTTAGAAGAATACTTACCCTTAGTGTCTTTAAAAAGTTCTAATACTGATTTTATTAATTCAGTAATAGGGTTAATAGCTTGTTTAACTAAGCTACCTGTTATCATATCTACTATCTTACTCATTATTTTTTAATGTCAGCAATTCCCTGACCTAAAATTAAAGTTAGTATTGCATAGTAAACATTCTCAACTTCAGCTTCTGATAAACCTAATTTTGCTGCTGCAAATGGCACTAATACTGCCGATACAGCATACCAAAACTTTTTTGAGTCAAACATTTTTTTTAACATTTCCATATTTTTATTTATTTTAATTAGTAATTAATACAACCAAATAACTGGCTGTACCTTATCTTGGTCTGCATCTACATGAATAAAATTTCCTTCCTTACTCAAACCAATTCTTACAAACCCTGCTTCTGCTAAACCACCTAAAATTAAAGCTCTCTGATATGAATCTTTACATTCTATATCAGCAGCAATACCTTTTATGTGGCTACTTGTAGGGTTTTGTTTTGACAGGGGGTGATTTGGACATCTATACCCTGATGTTATTTTATATTTAATATTGCTATATGATCTAGCTCTATCTAAGTCTTCTACAAAGTCTAGGTCAATAAGATTAGTTTTACAACCACACTTACAAGCAAATTCACTTTTTTTAAAGTATTCAAATTTCATTATTTACCCTGTCCTCTTTTAGGTTTTTTGTAGCCATTCTGTTTTACACTAGCATTTTTAGAATGTACTCCCTTTCTCTTCTTGTTTTTCTTTTTTCTAAAAGTAAATACTATCTTAGCCATACTTATACACTAGCAACAAATATCTCTACATCTAATGTAGCAGCAGGATTTACCTGTAAGCTAGTCAAATCAGCCATAGTACCAAAACTAGGAGATGTATCTGCTTCTGCTAACATAACATCATCTGCAGCACACAAAATGTGTGATTGTCCTGCTTTTAGTAAAACTTGATATAATGTAGATGTACCTACTACTGCTAATTCTAATGTGTTAGTAGCATCTAAATTAGTTACTCTGATATACCTTACGTTTTCTTTGTCTATTTGTACTGCTGAACCATAAGAGTTAGAATCAAATGCTGCTAATACTGTAGTTTGTGTACTTGTGCAAGTTACAATATTTTCAAACACATTGTTTATACCAGTTGTTGTTACAGTATTTGTTGTTCCTCTGATTGCACCATTTAAGGTTACACTCTCTGTTAAAGTCGTTACTAAGTCTGCCATTATTTCTTTGTTTTTGTAAATTTATATATTGAGAATCCTATTGCCATTAGTAAAGATACAGTCGTTAGCACCTCATTAAATGATGCTAAAGATATACCTATTGCCCCTGCATTTGCCATTCCCACTTGTATCGTATCTTGTATTGTATCTTTCATTATATTTTTATTATTAATTGTCATATCCTACTCCTATTCCTAACTTAAAATATGTTGTTGCTGCATTTGATGCTTTAACCATTGCAAACAACACATCACCTTTTGCCAAACTTGTTTCTGGCGATGCATTAGTAACAGCTTGTAAATTATCATTACTTGACTGTCCTGTTATGCTTAATTCATTTAACAATACTGGTGCAACATTTCCTGTATTACCTGCAACAAAAGTTAATTTACATAAAGCTACTGTTATTGTTGCTGCAGATGTTGCATTAGCCCACATTGTTATTGTGTTTAACGTACACGCTTGATGCATAACAAATGATTTTACTTTAAAAAAATCACCTACATCAAATTCTACGTTACCAATAGTTGATGCACCATAGTCTTGGTTATACTCATTTGGCGATTGACCATCAGTCATATTTGCACCATAATGATAATTTGAGTTACTTAAAACACTATATCCTTGTATATCGTATGAATCTACTTTAATTAAGTTTTTCTTTACCCATAACAAACTACCATCAGTATTGTTTGTACCACTACCTATAGTTTTGCTTAATAACGTATCATTAGTAGCAGACTCAAAACCCTTTGGGTTATGTCTGTTTACATCAGTTAAATTTTTGTGTTCGTTAGCTGCCATGTTTATTTATATAATTTTTAAATAATATGTCAAGTATATTTTTTTCTTTGTCTATTTGTTCTAACTTTTTAATAGCCCAATTAATTCCACTCGTACCTCCCCAACAGTCCCACATTAGACCTCCACAGCCCTCATCATAAGGTACATCTTTGTGTTGTTGGTGTCTTTTAAATGATGCCATACGAGCTATGGTATCTCTTGATAAACTTTCTCTATTTGCTAATTGTCTTGCTCTTTTTTTTCCAACATCAGTACCACAAGAACCCCAACCATTTTCTTCTACCCACTTTAAAGCTCTCTTGGCATTGTTAGTTGCAGACTGTGGATAGTCATTGTATGTCTTTGCATAATAATCCTTGTTAGCAGTTTCACACGATTCTTTAGAGTCATACTGACACTTGCCAGTTTCTCCAAATTTCCACAATCCATTTTCACATTCGTAACAAGGCATATCTTATATTTTAACAGTCATCACATGGACAGAAATCTCTCCAACTATTGTAGTTATACGTTCTTGGTCTTGAGTATATGCTATCATACATAATAATACCATGATTCTTGTAAGCATATCCTCTTGCAGGTCTATCAGACTCATATGTAGGGTATAAACCATTTTGGTCAGAATCTTCCATATAGTCAATCATGTCTTTTAAGTATATCTCTGCTTTTCTATATGTGTCTTGCTTATATGCATTAAGCTCTGAAGGGTCTACAATAGTAGCAAACTCATCTACATTGTGTACAATACCCATGCTACTACTGTTACTTTGCACCTCATTTATAACTTCAAACCTTACATACCAACATAAAGTTCTTGTCATAAAATCATCCATAAGTGTCTGATTAGCAGTAGTTAAAGTGCCATTATTGTGTTGTGTCTTTAGCTCTTCATAAAACTTTTTACCAATAGCAGGTTTTATGTGTGCTAATTCTGTAAGCAAAATAGTATTGTCAGATATTAGTGCAGGGTCTGTGTTAGCATTTGTAAAACTATTACTAATAACTTCTCCTGCAGATACTAAAGGTATATATTGATTTACGTTTGCCATATTTATTGTTCTTCGTTTTCTGATTCAACTTCTGTTACTTGTAATTCACTCTCACTATCTCCAATACCATCTTGGTCATCATCTCTTGTTACAATAATTTGCTCTCTATCAGTTAAGAACATATTACCCTCTTCTAACATAGGGAAGTCCTCATCTAACATTTTTCTTTGCTCATTTATTGTAAGTATCTTAGTAGGGTCTAATTGAGTTGCAAATGATACTGGTGGCTCATACTGTATTAATAAGTCTTCTCTTGCAAAACCCATCTCTTTTAAAAGTATATCTTTTATACCATCTAATAGTAAATCTGATGTGTCTTTAATTACAGTTGTCATTGCCATGTCATATGCAATTCTAATCTCACTACCTGTGTTGTTCATCTTACCAGAACTTACAATACCAGATAAAGCAGGTTGCCATCTATGTGCTGTAATTATGTTTTGGTCAGTAATCTTTTGTAAGTCTAACCAACTACCATCTTGGTCATCTTTTATTATAGAAACATTTGCAGGTGAAGTATCGCCATTCTTTACAATAAACATAATCTTGCCATTGTTACCTTCTCCAACAAACTTTTTCTGTGCTTCTTTTACTAATTTTTTAGCTTCTTCTTCTCCCATATCTCCTGATATTTCTACAATAGCAGAAGGTTGGAAACCATTTTGAAACTTAGTGTGATTCCATTTACCTATCTCGTAATCTACAGCTATATGGTCAAGTGCTGCAACATAGTCAGGTAAACCATAGTAAGTAAATGTTGGTTCGTAATCTTTAAAATGCATCACAAATCTTTTACCTTTTAAATTAGGATAAAGAGGTATAGTTTGTGTTTTGTCTTTCATTGTATTGTACTTTGCCCAGTCTGGGTGTACATATACTTCTTTCTTGTTTTTAGCCATTCTAACAGTAGTTGCATCTATATGGTATAGGTTTACCCCACCTTCATATAAAACACCCTCTACATAAGCATTTCCAAAAGTATAATAGTCATCAGCTAATTTCTTATAAACTTGTCTTAAAGTTTCTTTATTAGCATTTACATCTTTTATGTATGCTTTTATTTCTTGATTGCTTGTAACAAACTTAGCACCACTTGTAAATACAGTCTTTTGTGCAAGTACACTTCTATGTGTAGATGACTTACGTTTTAGCTCTGCTAAATATTGTGGAAATAAATTGTTGTTACCAAAAGGGATATACTTAGTAAGTACCTTTGATATATCTTGTGGTTCTTCTACGTTTTGTGGTACTGCTAAATCAAAAACACCAAACTCAAAAGTATTACTCTTTTGTTGAGTCTGCTTTCTTACTTGACTTTTTCTTGCTTGTTTTCTCTGACTCATCTTTTGTTTTTGTTATTTTTTCTATTAAATTACTTAGACCTGCTTCTTCATATGCATAAGCTAATTCTTCTTGTGTAGCTTTTGCCCAAGAAATACTAAAATCTCCTTTGTAAGTTCTACCAGAAGATAATTTGCCTTTGTATGTTGCCATAATTGTATAAATTTTTAAGTGTGATAAATCTACAATTTTTTTGTCGCAATCACACATATTAAAAAAAAGATATTAATAGGATTTACAAAACCTTAGTTTATACCTATTATGTATCTAATTAGTATTAAGAAGTAGTTGCAGTTAGAGCTGAAGTGTCTACAGTTAAAGAACCAGAATACAATCTCGGTAATTCAAACTGTCTTGCAGTTAAGTTGATTGTTAAACCATTCTCATCTGAATAAGCTGCACCAGTTCCACCTTCCATACTTATTAAGTTTAAGAAAGTTTGACTTTTTGATGCTACATCTTCATTAGCATATTTTTCACTTGCCCCAATAACAAATTTTTCATCATTAGTATCTACAATAATTCCCATCATACAAGTATTTAATAAGTTTTGTAACTCATCAAATCTTGCTTTGTTCATTTTTGGTATCATTAATGATAATGCACATTCAAAAGCTGTTGAACCATTTTCTTTAGTTGCGTTAATTGTCAATGAAGGCATTTCATTTTTAAACTCATACACAAACCAATTTGCATCAGCACCACTTGTTTGTATACTGCTAATATCATGCGAACCTGCAGAACCATAAGTTACTGTATCATTATCAGTCCATGATCTT